AATCGCCTCATTTGACTTGTAGTAGTATGATAGTCCTAACTACATCTACATCAGCTCAGACGTTTTCATTCATTCCTCGTGATGGGTTTAATACAATGATTCTTACGGATGACCAAACAAATACACCAGTTACAGTATCCATCACCAGTTCAACGCAAGGAGACTACATAAACACGATAACTGCATCCTTCGCATTAAAAGAAGGACACTTCTACGACTTAGTTCTAAAACAAGGAACTGACATCGTCTATAAAGACAGAATTTTTTGTACTGACCAAAACATAGTAAACTTCTCGGTTAACTCAGGTGAGTACGTTTCAAATACAACCGCAAATACATACATCGTATATGAGTAACATACACGTTTTAAATCTATCTGCCTACACAGCTCCTACCATCGAAGAGAGTAAGAGAGATGCTTGGGTAAATTATGATGGTGCAGACGGAGGCAGTTACTATCAGTTTTTGATTGATAGATACACTAATTCGACCACGAACAACGCTATTATAAACAACATTTCACGCCTTATCTACGGAAAAGGGTTATCAGCTACGGATGCTAACCGCAAGCCTAACGAGTATGCTCAAATGATGACCTTAATCTCTAAGGATTGTTTGCGTAAGATTGCTTTAGACCGCAAGTTGTTTGGTCAATTCTCTATTCAAGTACATTACAACGACAAGCACGACAAAATCCTAAAGGCTTATCATATTCCTGTTAATTTGATTCGTGCTGAAAAATGCAATAAAGACGGAGAGATAGAAGGTTACTATTACTCGGACGATTGGTCAGACGTAAAGAAATACGTTCCTAAGCGCTTCCCTGCGTTTGGATTCGGTAAAGAGAAGGTAGAAATCCTATTCTCTAAGCCTTATTCAGTCGGAATGAAGTATTATGCCTACGTTGACTATCAAGGCGCAGTTCCCTATGCACTTTTGGAAGAGGAAATTTCCGACTACCTAATCAACGAGGTTCAAAACGGATTCTCAGGAACGAAAGTTGTAAACTTCAACAACGGAGTGCCTACATTAGAGCAGCAAGAAATCATCTCTGCGAAAGTTCTCGGCAAGTTAACTGGTTCTAAAGGTCAGAAAGTGATTGTAGCGTTCAACGACAATATGGATACTCGCACAACGGTTGAGGATATTCCATTGAATGACGCACCTGAACACTACACATATTTAAGCGAAGAGTGCTTGCGTAAGATTATGCTTGGACACAACGTTACTTCACCGCTATTATTTGGTGTTGCATCGTCTAACGGATTCTCGTCTAACGCTGATGAGCTTGAGAACTCGTTTATCCTTTTCAATAATATGGTGATTAAGCCTTTCCAAGAGGAGATAATTGATGCCATTGACAAGATGTTAGCCTTTAACAATATCTCGCTTAACCTATTCTTCAAGACTCTCAAACCGCTTGAGTTTGTAGACTTGGAAAATGCAGTTACTGAAGAGCAAGTTGCAGAGGAAACAGGAACTGAGCTATCCAAACACGAAGCCTTAGACAACGAGATTGCAGATGCACTTATTGACTTAGGAGAGATGCCTGATGAAAAGTGGGTATTGATTGATGAGTTCGAGGTTGACCTTGAGCAAGAAGATGCTATAGATGCAGAAATTGAAATGGCAAGCAATCGCAAACCATCTCTTTTATCTAAAGTTTACAATTTTGTAAGCACAGGAACTGCTAACCCTAAAGCCAAGTCTGAACAAGATAAAGTTATTGACGGATTCAAATTCATCACTCGCTACGTTTATTCAGGTGACACATCTGCTAAATCTCGTGAGTTCTGCAAGAAGATGACTACTGCAAATAAGATTTATCGCAAAGAGGATATTGTTAGAATGGGCAATCAACCTGTAAATGCAGGATGGGGTGCTAATGGAGCTTCTACATACGACATTTTTAAGTTTAAAGGTGGAGGTAACTGTCATCACAAATGGTTGCGTAGAACTTATGTATCATTTGAGGAAGGTATGGGAATTGACCCTACCAGTCCAAACGCTAAAACTATCAGCACTAACAAAGCAGAAAAGGCAGGATATCGCGTTAGAAATCCGCAAGAAGTCTTTGTTCGTCCTGTTGATATGCCTTACAATGGCTTTTTACCTACTAACCCTATTTACGGCAAGAAATAATGGCAACGGCACTACTAATTACAAGAGACGACATAGTTCGTTTTACGGCAGTCAACGGCAATGTGGATACTGACAAGTTCATTCAGTTTGTCAAAATCGCTCAAGACATCCACATACAAACATACTTAGGTACAAAGTTACTTGAGAAGCTACAAACCTTGATTATTGCAGGAACGCTGACAGGTAACTACGAGCTGCTTACTGAGACGTATGTAAAGCCTATGCTGATACATTGGTCAATGGTTGAGTATCTTCCTTTCGCAGCTTACACAATCGCTAACAAGGGCGTCTACAAGCACTCTTCTGAGAACGCTGAAAACGTAGAGAAAAACGAAGTTGATTTCTTATTAGAGAAAGAGCGTCAAATTGCTCAACACTACACGGAGCGTTTCATTAGTTATATGTCTTTCAACCAAGATTTATTCCCTGAGTACAATCAGAACGTTGACCAAGATATGTACCCTGACACTACAAACAATTACACCAGTTGGTTTATATGAAAAAGAACAGACCAAAGGGTTTGAAATATAGCCCTAAAAACACGAATGTAGAGAAATTACGAATCTATTTAAGCAAACAAGAAAATGGCAAATAGCAACGGATGGGGAGATGGCGCAGCGAACAACGCAATAGGTTGGGGTCAAGGCGCAAACAACGCAATTGCTTGGGGTGATTCTCACGCTAAATCTTGGGCAGGCGCTACTGACATTGTAGGACTTACTACGGACCCCGATGCGCAGGCTTTTATTACTGCTGCTGCAATTACAAACCCTACTCAACAACTGGCAATTGACAATCTTGTTAAAGGATTGAAGTCGGATAACATTTGGACAAAGATGAAAGCAATTTATCCGTTTGTTGGTGGAACTGCATCAACTCACAAATGGAACTTAAAAGACCCGAGAGATTTAGACGCTGCTTTCCGATTAGTATTCAACGGAGGATGGACGCATTCAAGTAATGGGGCTACTCCTAATGGAACTAATGGATATGCTGATACGAAGTTCAATCCGTCTTTAAATGGGCAATTAAATTCTGCTCACCTTAGTTATTATTCAAGGACAAATAATTCCACAGATAACCAAATAGAAATAGGAGCAAATGCACCTGCGCATTTCTTATGTTATAGATTTAGCTCTTTACTTGCTTATCACGGTATAAATTCACTTGATACTCCATCAACTCCGTTCACACCATCAACAGGTTTATTTGTAGGAAGTAGAATTAATTCTACAACAGGTAAATTTTACACAAATGGCAGTCTTGCTTTAACAGATAATAAAGCGTCAACAAGTAGACCGAATCAAAATATTAGTTTAGGAGCATTAAACAATAATGGAACTCAAGCATATTTTACAACTAAACAAGTTGCATTCTCAACCATAGGAGATGGTCTAACCGACACCGAAGCAGCTAACCTATACACACGAGTTCAAGCATTCCAAACAGCACTTTCAAGAAACGTATGAAATTAGCAGACATCACAACCGAAGATATCACCACCTTAGTCGGACTATTAACTGAGGTGCAAAAAGACGAATTAGTCGGAGTTTACTACTCAGCAGATTCAATCTACAACCCTATTCAGGACATCGACAATAATTGGGTCATCTCAACAGAGGAAATGATTTACACTACTAACGAAGATACGTTGTGGGTGAAAGACCTTGAGTTGATTCCGTATATTGCTAAACCAACACCATCTCCATTCTAATGACTGAGTTTGTTACCATTGTAAAAAAATACGGAGTAACTGGTGTTCTTTGCTTATGGTTGTGGCACACGGACAACCGATTGAACAAAGTTGAGACTGCGCTTTACGACTGTTACAAAACTCAAAGCTTTAAACAAGCTACGAAAACACGAATAGACCTACCCGAAAAACTTTTAGCCGTATTGCCAAATGATAAAAGAACTAATAAACGAAACTCTAAAGCCTAACGGCAAATGGTCTATAAAAAGACTATCCGCTTTTACGTCGTTTTGGATTGCGGTTCTTTATGCTATTATACCACTATTCAAGCCGTTTAAAGTTCACGAATTTGTATTTGTCGGGCTACTTACTTACTCGGCAACTGCAATAGGTTTAACTGTATGGAGTAAAAAAATAGACAAATGATAACAACCGCTCAAGCCTTAGCAAAATACGGACAACCCAACGAAAGAGGAACGTATTTAACTACTATTAATCTACCCTACCCTATGCGCATTGCTTGGGATTTAGACACCAAAGTAACAAAGATGCGTTGCCATAAACTTGTCGCTGATGCGTTTTTAAACGTGTTTAACGAACTTTTAGAGGTCTACGGGTACAATCGCCTTGTTGAACTCGGAATAGACCTTTACGGAGGTTGTTTTAACTTTCGTAAAATGCGAGGCGGTTCGTCTTGGTCTAAGCACGCTTGGGGTATTGCTATTGATTTAGACCCTGCGAGAAATACTTTGAAAGAAACTTCTAAGACTGCACGCTTTGCCCGTCCTGAGTATAAGCAAATGATTGACATTTTCTACAAACACGGATTTATTTCACTCGGTAAAGAAAAGAACTATGATTGGATGCACTTCGAAATTGGCGGTTAGTTCCGTTATTTTGTCGCTTTTATTGGCAATACTTGCGACATCTTGCTCGGTAAATTACCACGTCCGTAAAGCCTTTAAAAAAGGTTACAAATGCGACGAGGTTGCCGACACAATTCAAATAACTTCGGTAGACTCAATTCCGTACGTTTTAAGGGACTCTATTATGTGGGAAAGGGTATTAGTCCAAAAAGATACAATAGTGCGTTACAAGCGT